GAGAAAATATGTTATTGATTTTTGACATTATCGTTTCATCTTGACGTTCTTCATCAGGAACTCGATAAGAATCTACATCATACCCCATAAGCCACGCTTCACCAACGTTCAGAGTTTTAGAAAGTAGGTAAATTCTATCTTGGTCGGGTGATTGTACGTCGTTAATATATTGAGATAAAGTGCTTTTACTTAAAGATATACCTAGTTTCTTTTGATAAGGTTTCGATTTATTAATGATATCTACTTGTTTTAAGTTTCTTATTTTCATAATGTGTTTAAGTCTATTTGAAACTTTTTCTCTCATTTAGTGCACCTCCGTTTGATAACTTCATAATAAAGCTTGTTGAACAAAAATTCAACAAAAAAGTTCATAAATCATGAATTTTTGTATTGACTTGATTCAAAACAAGGTGTAAAGTATAGTTAAGTTCATGATACGTGAACTTGAGAGGAGGTGCTTTTATGTGTTACGACTACTCACGTTTGAGCGGGAAAATAGTAGAAAAGTATGGCACTCAGTACAATTTTGCAATTGCTATGAAATTGTCAGAGAGAAGTTTATCCTTAAAACTCAACGGTAAAGTTGGTTGGAAAGACAGTGAAATATGGAAAGCTATACAACTACTAGATATACCGGTAGAGAAAATACACTTATATTTTTTTAAAGAAAAAGTTCATGTTATATGAACTTAAGGAGGGACACAATGGAACAAATCACGTTAACCAAAGAAGAGTGTGTCGAACAATGCATCAATAAAGACTTAAAACTTTTAGATTATCGAGTTCAACAAATTTTAGAAGGTGTTCTATCAGAAAGTACCACATACGGTGATGCAAGAAATAAATTAGAAACATTGAAAATTATTGCTGAATCTCATTTTAAAACCGAACATGCTTCAGTTATTTACAAATTAGCATTGAAAAAGTTAGACGAAAAAATCAACGCCACTCCAATTAAAGAGTGACGGAAAGGGAGGATTTTAAATGTTTAAGGTTTTAAATGATATAAAAACTTCTTTAAAAAACCATCCTTGGGGTTGGAAAGAGCACTTACCTTATTTGCTGATGTTAACTCTGTCACTTGTGGCTCTGATTCTCGGTGTTCTGTCCGCGATTCTATGATAACAGGCTTTATATAGATTCCTTTGTTGGTAGTGACTTTGATAGTCACATCCCATTCCCATATCACTGGATATTCTTCGAGCAAAAAAGTACATTCTACACTTTCATAAGGTCCTAAAGTAAATGGAATGGAGTAGTTTTTATCTTTATATCGTATAGGTTTGAACGTTTTTTGTTCATTTACTTTATTTTTAATATCAAATTCAACGTCAATAACAGAAATGGGAAACTTTGTGAAATTAATAAATGTTATATCGTTGTAACTTGATTTGTCATCGACCAAGTAATTAAAGCTTCTGGTAGGTATAACATCGATGTTAAGAGAATCTTTCATATAGTCTAAATAATATTTAAGTGCAGTCAGTAAGAAACTAAAAATTGCGATACAAATCGCGATTATGTCCATACTTATCACCTCCTTAGGTTGATAACAACATTATACACGAAAGGAGCATAAACAATATGCAAGCATTAAAAACAAAATCGAACATCGGCGAAATGTTCAACATACAAGAAAAAGAAAATGGAGAAATCGCAATAAGTGCAAGAGAGTTATATAAAGCTTTGGAAGTTAAAAAGCGTTTTAGCGCTTGGGCAGAAATTAACTTGAAGCATTTCAAAGAAAATAGGGATTTTACAAGTGTACTTACAAGTACGGTTGTTAATAACGGAGCTGTAAGACAACTAGAAGATTATGCTTTAACACTTGATGTAGCTAAACATGTTGCGATGATGTCAGGTACAGAAAAAGGTTTTGATTTTAGAGAGTATTTCATCCAAGTAGAGAAAGCATGGAACAGTCCAGAAATGATTATGCAACGTGCTTTAAAAATTGCTAACAACACAATCAATCAATTAGAAACAAAGATTGAACGTGATAAACCAAAAATTGTATTTGCAGATGCAGTAGCTACTACTAAGACATCAATTTTAGTTGGAGAGTTAGCAAAGATCATTAAACAAAACGGTATAAACATCGGGCAACGCAGATTGTTTGAGTGGTTACGTCAAAACGGATTCCTTATTAAACGCAAGGGTGTGGATTATAACATGCCTACACAGTATTCAATGGAACGTGAGTTATTCGAAATTAAAGAAACATCAATCACACATTCGGACGGTCACACATCAATTAGTAAGACGCCAAAAGTAACAGGCAAAGGACAACAATACTTTGTTAATAAGTTTTTAGGAGAAAAACAAACATCTTAATAGGAGGAACGAACAATGCAAGCTCAAAACAAAAAAGTCATCTATTACTACTATGACGAAGAAGGTAATAGACGACCCGTTAATATTCAATACAACGATGGCTACGACTTAATGATAGACCCGCGTTTTATTGAAATGACGCTTGAAAGACATCCGCATTTAAAAAATAACTTTTATGGATTAATAGATGGAAAAGAATTTAAGTTAGATTAAATTTTTGGAAATGCAAAGGAGGCATAACAAATGTTACAAAAATTTAGAATCGCGAAAGAAAAAAATAAATTAAAACTCAAATTACTAAAGCATGCTAGTTACTGTTTAGAAAGAAGTAACAACCCTGAATTGTTGCGAGCAGTTGCAGAGTTGTTAAAGAAGGTTAACTAAATTAGGCCTTATTATTACTTTTTAGAATGTGAACAATAGGTCGATAAAAAACTTAATAAACAAACTATAGCAACTATCAATGAATTTTGAATATGTAAATCGTTCTCGTTTATATAGTTTGTTACAAAGATTTGAATGTCAGCACCTGCTGCAATGCCATTAGACCATCTTATTAACTTTTTGAAAGGATGTGGAAAATCATTTTCGATACGTTTGACAAATTCATCGTGTCTCTTGTAGGTACTTTGCTCATTTATTGGATAGGTCGAATTGATGGCTTCAGCCAAAGTAGAGATAGCAGTTGGATTGATATAAAAATCTCTAATGGTCTGTTGTGCTTGAAGTACAATCTCATCATCAAACCTATAGAGTTCCTTAAAAGATTTTATCGTTTCTTCAGAAAATAAATTTCTTTGAAATGTTAGAGATGAAAAAGAATTACGCAAATTAAAATTCATTTCAATTAAGTTGTTTAGATGAAAGTCTACTTTGAAGTCAGAAAATAAATTTATGTTGTTTCTATTAATTATATCTAATTGGTACTTAGGTTTTAAAGATTGTTTAATTGCCATACTTTTAGAAATTTCAACATTACTAATTACGTTATTAATAGAAAAACGAACATTTTTTAAAGGATCAATATACACCAATATCACCTCCTTTCACTAGGAGATAACAACATTATACACGAAAGGAAAGATAGAAATGCCACATATTTTAAACGTAACAGTTCCAATACCTGAAACACATGTACTTATCACAAAAGATGAATATGATGAGCTAATTGGTTATTCATTAGACCCTGTATGGAACATGAGTGACTTAAAGAAGAAATTAAAAATTGCATCTGATGAGACTATCAAGGACAGATTACTATTTCATCCTAGATTTGAAAAAGAACTAAGAGCGCAAGGAATTGTGCATTACCCAGATGAGAATTTTAATCGCTGGAGATTTAACGCAAGAAAGATGAATAAATTCGTCGATGAGCATTTCAATGAAATATATAAGGAGAGAATAAAATGAGCAACATTTATAAAAGCTACCTAGTAGCAGTACTGTGCTTTACAGTCTTAGCAATTGTACTTATGCCGTTTCTATACTTCACTACTGCATGGTCGATTGCGGGATTCGCAAGTATCGCAACATTCATATTTTATAAGGAATACTTTTATGAAGAATAAAAAAACTGTTACTCACGGCAATGAGTAACAGTCTAAACAATTAGAAAATTAATGCATATTCAATATAAAACGAAATAAAGGAAGTGTCAACAATGTACTACAAAATTGGCGATGTATGTCAAAAAGTAATTAATGTAGACGGATTCGATTTTAAATTAGCAGTTAAGAAACAAGATTACAGCATTCTAGTGAATGTCTTAGATTTAGAAGATAGATTTATCGACAGTATAAATATAACAGATGAGAATGATCTATACACAGCATTAGACATATTAAATCAATCTATTTATGAATGGATTGAAGAGAACACAGACGAAAGAGACAGGCTAATTAACTTAGTCATGAGATGGTAGGAGGTTGCTATGAAGCAGACTGTAACTTATCTAATCAAGCATAAAGATGAAAATCTATTTATTACAAACCGACCAACTGAAGTGAACGACACAGTGAAGTATTCAACTGATATGCGAGACGCAAGAGAATTCGACGGACTAGACAAAACCGTTATTGATATGTCTAAGCACAAAGCTATTAAGAAAACAGTGACAGAAACAATTGAGTACGAGAAGGTAGAACATGACTGAAAAAACTAATCAAGATGTCGATATCTTAACGCAACTAGGTGTAAAAGACATCAGCAAACAAAATGCAAACAAGTTTTATAAATTTGCGATATACGGCAAGTTCGGGACTGGTAAAACTACGTTTTTAACAAAAGATAACAACGCCTTAGTACTAGATATAAATGAGGACGGAACAACGGTAACAGAAGATGGGGCAGTTGTGCAGATTAAGAATTACAAGCATTTTAGTGCAGTGATTAAGATGTTACCTAAAATTATTGAACAACTCAGAGAAAACGGAAAACAAATTGATGTTGTAGTGATTGAAACAATCCAAAAGCTACGTGATATCACTATGGACGACATCATGGACGGAAAATTAAAGAAACCAACATTTAATGATTGGGGCGAGTGTGCTACACGCATTGTAAGTATTTATCGTTATATTTCTAAATTACAAGAACATTATCAATTCCATCTTGCTATAAGTGGACACGAGGGAATTAACAAAGACAAAGATGATGAGGGTAGCACTATCAATCCAACAATCACGATAGAGGCACAAGATCAAATAAAAAAAGCGGTCATCAGTCAATCTGATGTGTTAGCAAGAATGACAATAGAAGAACATGAGCAAGACGGCGAAAAAGCTTATCAATATGTTCTTAACGCTGAACCATCAAACTTATTCGAGACAAAGATAAGACACTCAAGCAACATTAAAATTAACAACAAACGTTTCATTAATCCAAGTATTAACGACGTAGTACAAGCAATCAGAAATGGAAACTAATAAAAAAACTAAAAAGGACGGTATTTAATTATGAAAATCACAGGACAAGCGCAATTTACTAAAGAAACAAATCAAGAAAAGTTTTATAACGGCTCAGCAGGGTTTCAAGCTGGAGAATTCACAGTGAAAGTTAAAAATATTGAATTCAATGATAGAGAAAATAGATATTTCACAATCGTATTTGAAAATGATGAAGGCAAACAATATAAACATAATCAATTTGTACCGCCGTATAAATATGATTTCCAAGAAAAACAATTGATTGAATTAGTTACTCGATTAGGTATTAAGTTAAATCTTCCTAGCTTAGATTTTGATACCAATGATCTTATTGGTAAGTTTTGTCACTTGGTATTGAAATGGAAATTCAATGAAGATGAAGGTAAGTATTTTACGGATTTTTCATTTATTAAACCTTACAAAAAGGGCGATGATGTTGTTAACAAACCTATTCCGAAGACAGATAAGCAAAAAGCTGAAGAAAATAACGGGGCACAACAACAAACATCAATGTCTCAACAAAGCAATCCATTTGAAAGCAGTGGCCAATTTGGATATGACGACCAAGATTTAGCGTTTTAAGGTGTGGTTTAAATGCAATACATTACAAGATACCAGAAAGACAATGACGGCACTTATTCCGTCGTTGCTACTGGTGTTGAACTTGAACAAAGTCACATTGACTTACTAGAAAACGGATATCCACTAAAAGCAGAAGTAGAGGTTCCGGATAATAAAAAACTATCTATAGAACAACGCAAAAAAATATTCGCAATGTGTAGAGATATAGAACTTCACTGGGGAGAACCGGTGGAATCAATTAGAAAATTATTACAAACAGAATTGGAAATTATGAAAGGTTATGAAGAAATCAGTCTGCGCGACTGTTCTATGAAAGTTGCAAGGGAGTTAATAGAACTGATTATAGCGTTTATGTTTCATCATCAAATACCTATGAGCATAGAAACAAGCAAGTTGTTAAGTGAAGATAAAGCACTATTGTATTGGGCTACAATCAACCGCAACTGTGTAATTTGTGGAAAGCCTCACGCAGACCTAGCGCATTATGAAGCAGTCGGCAGAGGAATGAACAGAAACAAAATGAATCACTACAACAAACATGTATTAGCGTTATGTCGCGAACACCATAACCAGCAACATGCGATTGGCGTTAAGTCGTTTGATGATAAATATCACTTGCATGACTCGTGGATAAAAGTTGATGAGAGGCTCAATAAAATGCTGAAAGGAGAGAAAAAGGAATGAATAGACTAAGAATAATAAAAATAGCACTCCTAATCGTCATCTTGGCGGAAGAGATTAGAAGCGCTAAAAAAATTAAAAAATTTACCCCTGAGGATTCTAAAGGTTTTCCTGATATAACAAAAGATTCAATAAAAGAACCTAAATAAAAATATTATGGTTGATAAAATCCCATTGTTCTTTTGTTAACCACCCTTGTTTGTTATTGACTATTTCTGTAACAAACAGCTTATCTCCAGAATCGAGATAAGGTTTCAACTTTTCTATCATTTCTGAAGTTGATAAAGAAGAACGGAATAAAAATGAAGATTTCCAATAATTGCAATGACCATTAGAAATTTCCTTTTTTATAACATTTCTCAATTCCTCATATTTTTGTCCGGGTGAGTTTAAATCATATGTTAACATATAAGGTTTTTCCATATTTTATTCACCCCCAATCTAACGCAGTAGCGATAACAAAATTATACCAGAAAGGAGATAACGAAATGGCAACATTTAGAGTTTACAAAGAATCAGGTAACTTTGTCACAGTACACAAAGATTTTATACATGATTCTAATATAAGTTGGAAGGCTAAAGGTATTCTACTTTATTTGTTAAGTCGACCTGATAACTGGCAAATTTACGAAACAGAACTAGAGCAACATTCAACTGATGGACTTAGCGGTTTAAAGAGTGGAATCAAGGAACTGGAAGAAATTGGATACATTCAACGTAGTAGAAAACGTGATAAAAGTGGTAGGTTAAATGGTTATGAGTACTTAGTATATGAGCAACCGCACCACATTCGATTTTCCAACGTTGGAAAAACCGTTAACGGTAAAACCAACAATGGAAAAACCGTTAATGGTAAATCGCATACTACTAATAATAATAGTACTAATAATGATTTAACTAATAATAACAATACTAATAATGAAGGAAGTATATTGTCGGGCAACCCGACGGTGTCTTCCATTCCCTATAAAGAAATTATCGAATACTTAAATAAAAAAGCAGGAAAGCATTTTAAACATAATACAGCTAAAACAAAAGATTTTATTAAAGCAAGATGGAATCAAGATTTTAGGTTGGAGGATTTTAAAAAGGTGATTGATATCAAAACAGCTGAATGGTTAAACACGGATAGCGATAAATACCTTAGACCAGAAACACTTTTTGGCAGTAAATTTGAGGGGTACCTCAATCAAAAAATACAACCAACTGGCACGGATCAATTGGAACGCATGAAGTACGACGAAAGTTATTGGGATTAGGGGGATATTATGAAACCACTATTCAGCGAAAAGATAAACGAAAGCTTGAAAAAATATCAACCTACTCATGTCGAAAAAGGATTGAAATGTGAGAGATGTGGAAGTGAATACGACTTATATAAGTTTGCTCCTACTAAAAAACACCCGAATGGTTACGAGTATAAAGACGGTTGCAAATGTGAAATCTATGAGGAATATAAGCGAAACAAGCAACGGAAGATAAACAACATATTCAATCAATCAAACGTTAATCCGTCTTTAAGAGATGCAACAGTCAAAAACTACAAGCCACAAAATGAAAAACAAGTACACGCTAAACAAACAGCAATAGAGTACGTACAAGGCTTCTCTACAAAAGAACCAAAATCATTAATATTGCAAGGTTCATACGGAACTGGTAAAAGCCACCTAGCATACGCTATCGCAAAAGCAGTCAAAGCTAAAGGGCATACGGTTGCTTTTATGCACATACCAATGTTGATGGATCGTATCAAAGCGACATACAACAAAAATGCAGTAGAGACTACAGACGAGTTAGTCAGATTGTTAAGCGATATTGATTTACTTGTACTAGATGATATGGGTGTAGAGAACACAGAACATACTTTAAACAAACTTTTCAGCATTGTTGATAACAGAGTAGGTAAAAACAACATCTTTACAACTAACTTTAGTGATAAAGAACTAAATCAAAATATGAACTGGCAACGTATCAATTCAAGAATGAAACACAATGCAAGAAAAGTAAGAGTAATCGGAGACGATTTCAGGGAGCGAGACGCATGGTAACCAAAGAATTTTTGAAAATTAAACTTGAGTGTTCAGATATGTACGCTCAGAAACTCATAGACGAGGCACAGGGCGATGAAAATAAGTTATATGACCTATTTATCCAAAAACTTGCAGAACGTCACACACGCCCCGCTATCGTCGAATATTAAGGAGTGTTAAAAATGCCGAAAGAAAAATATTACTTATACCGAGAAGATGGCACAGAAGATATTAAGGTTATCAAACATGAAGACAACGTAAATGAAGTTTATTCGCTCACAGGAGCCCATTTCAGCGACGAAAAGAAAATCATGGCTGATAGTGACCTAAAACGATTTAAAGGCGCTCACGGTCTTTTATATGAGCAAGAGCTAGGATTACAAGCAACGATATTTGATATTTAGAGGTGGCACAATGAGTAAATACAACGCTAAGAAAGTTGAGTACAAAGGAATTGTATTTGATAGCAAAGTAGAGTGCGAATATTACCAATATTTAGAAAGTAATATGAATGGCACTAACTATGATCGTATCGAAATACAACCGAAATTTGAATTACAACCTAAATTCGGGAAACAAAGATCGATTACGTATATAGCCGATTTCTCTTTGTGGAAGGAAGGGAAACTGGTTGAAGTTATAGACGTTAAAGGTAAGGCGACTGAAGTTGCCAACATCAAAGCGAAGATATTCAGATATCAGTATAGAGATGTGAATTTAACGTGGATATGTAAAGCGCCTAAATACACAGGTCAAGAATGGATGGTATATGAGGACTTAGTGAAAGTCAGACGTAAAAGAAAAAGAGAAATGAAGTGATTTAATGCAACAACAAGCATATATAAATGCAACGATTGATATAAGAATACCTACAGAAGTTGAATATCATCATTTCGATGATGTGGATGATGAAAAAGATATGCTAGCAAAGCGCTTAGATGACAATCCGGATGAATTACTAAAGTATGACAACATAACAATAAGACATGCATATATAGAGGTGGAATAAATGGCGAAAGCAGCAAGAATTGTAAGGATACACGATAAACCTTATAGGTTCAGTAAATTTGAAATGGAATTAATAGAAAGTCACGGTATAACCGCTGGAATGGTTTCTAAGAGAGTAAAAGACGGTTGGGAACTACATGAAGCAATGGACGCACCAGAAGGTACGCGTTTAAGCGAGTACAGAGAAAAGAAAACAATAGAAAGACTGGAACAAGCTAGACTCGAACGCAAATTGGAAAGAAAGCGAAAGAGAGAGGCTGAGCTAAGAAGAAAGAAGCCACACTTGTTTAATGTACCTCAGAAACATTCACGTGATCCGTACTGGTTTGATAATACTTATAACCAAATGTTCAAGAAGTGGCAGGAAGTATAAATGCCTAAAACCGATAGCGCATGTAAAGAATACTTAAACCAATTTTTCGGCTCTAAGAGATATTTGTATCAGGATAACGAACGAGTGGCACATATCCATGTAGTGAATGGCACTTATTACTTTCACGGGCATATCGTACCAGGCTGGCAAGGCGTGAAAAAGACATTTGATACAACCGAAGAGCTCGAAACATATATAAAGCAACATGGTTTGGAATACGAGGAACAGAAGCAACTAACTTTATTTTAAGGAGATGGAAATAATGAAAATCAAAACTGCAAGCATAGAGGTCGAAAAAGTGGAGGTAGTAGTATGATGCCGAAATTTAGAGCGTGGGATAAAGATAAAAAAGTTATGAGTTTTATTGACGAAATCGATTTTAATAGTGGGTACATTTTGATTTCAACAGGTTATAAAAGTTTCAATGAAGTAAAACTATTACAATACACAGGATTTAAAGATGTGCACGGTGTGGAGATTTATGAGGGGGATATTGTTCAAGATTCTTATTCCGGAGAAGTAAGTTTTATCGAGTTTAAAGAAGGAGCCTTTTATATAACTTTTAGCAATGTAACTGAATTAATAAGTGAAAATGACGATATTATTGAAATTATTGGAAATATTTTTGAAAATGAGGAGCTATTGGAGGTTATGAGATGACGGTCACCTTATCAGATGAACAATATAAAAACCTTTGTACTAAATTAAACAAGTTATTAGGTAAATTTCACAAAGCATTAAAAGAACGTGATGAGTACAAGAAGCAACAAGATGAGCTTATCGTGGATATAGGTAAGTTAAGAGAACGTAACAAAGAGTTGGAGAACATGTGGCGCACTCTTAAAAATGAATTGCTTGGAAGATACGAACATTACTGTTTTAAATTTAGAGAACTACACCCTGAGAGCAAAGCGAACAGGATAGGAGCTCTCTATATAGGAGGTAAAAGCACTGCAGATATTATAATGTCGCGAATGGAAGAACTAGACGGAACAAATGAGTTCTACGAATTTTTAGGGCAAATGGAGGAAGACACAAATGAATAACCGTGAACAAATAGAACAATCCGTTATAAGTGCTAGTGCGTATAACGGCAATGACACAGAGGGATTACTAAAAGAGATTGAGGACGTATATAAGAAAGCGCAAGCGTTTGATGAAATACTTGAGGGAATGACAAATGCTATTCAACATTCAGTTAAAGAAGGTATTGAACTTGATGAAGCAATAGGGATTATGGTAAGTCAAGTTATCTATGAATACAAGGAGGAACTGGAGAATGAAAAAATTTAATGTTCAAATCACATATACAGGCATGATTGAAGAGGCTATCGAGGCTGAAAGTTTAGAAGAAGCAGAATTTGAGGCTCATGATATTGCGAGAATGGAAGTGCCATTTGATTGTGATGAATTTGAAATTAATGTAGAGGTGGAACAGGAAAATGAATAACACATTAACAATTGATCAATTACAAGAGTTATTACAAATACAAAAAGAGTTCGACGATAGAATACCGACGCTGAACTTACGAGATAGCAAGATTGCATATGTAGTTGAATTCTTTGAATGGTTTAATACATTGGAAACGTTTAAGAACTGGAAGAAGAAACCAGGTAAGCCGTTAGACGTACAACTTGATGAATTAGCTGACATGTTGGCGTTTGGATTGAGTATTGCGAATCAAGTAGGAGTGTCATCAGAAGAGATAAAAGAAGCGATTGAATCAAGTTTTAAAAATACAGAATTTCACAAAATGTTTAATTTTAAAGATAAAGAATTTGCTCAAGACGCAGTTGTTAGTACACCACAGATAATATTCAAAGAATTTTATCCCGACCAATTGGCAATTGTAATAGTGATAGACATAGCTTACAACTTATATTCTATCGACCAACTCATTGACGCATACAAAAAGAAAATGAAAAGGAACCACGAAAGACAAGATGGAACAGCAGACGCAGGAAAAGGATACGTGTAAAGACATCTTAGATCGAGTTAAGGAGGTTTTGGGGAAGTGAGAGAACGCACTAAAATTATATATCGTGGTTGGAACAAGGAGATATTTATTTTACAGGGTAAAAATATGAATGTTATTGGTTTGCGCCAAATATTTGATGAACTCAAAAGATTGTACGAAGGTTATAAAATCGTTGTTATTCCAATAGAAGTTGATTTTGAAATCAAATAAATAGGAGTGATGAGAAGTGACACAATACTTAGTCACAACATTCAAAGATTCATCAGGACTACCACATGAACATTTTACTGCTGCTAGAGATAATCAGACGTTTACAGTTGTTGAGGCGGAGAGTAAAGAAGAAGCGAAAGAGAAGTACGAGGCACAAGTTAAAAGGGATGCAGTTATTAAATTAGGTCAGTTGTTTGAAAATATAAGGGAGTGTGGGAAATGATTAAGCAAATATTAAGATTATTATTCTTACTAGCGATGTATGAGCTAGGTAAGTATGTAACTGAGCAAGTATATATTATGATGACAGCTAATGATGATGTAGAGGCGCCGAGTGATTACGTCTTTCGAGCGGAGGTAAGTGAGTGATGTGGATTACTATGACTATTGTATTTGCTATATTGCTATTAGTTTGTATCATTATTAATAGTGATCGTGCAAGAGAGATACAAGCACTCAGATATATGAATGATTATCTACTTGATGAAGTAGTTAAAACTAAAGGATACAACGGGTTAGAAGAATACAGGATTGAATTGAAGCGAATAAATAACGATATTAAAAAGTAATTTATATTATCGGAGGTATTGCATGTATAACAGGAAAGAAATACGTGAAATGATAGATAACTACAAGTGGATGAAGAACATAATAGACAGTAAAGTCTACGATAACGAAAGTACATCAATTGCACAATATGGTTATCAATCTGCGATGCCAAAAGCTAAAGGCACGACTAGCAATAAAGTGTTAGTGAAAGTTATAAACAAAAACAAAGCGCTTAGAAAGTACGATTACTTGATTAAGAAGATAGCGTTCATTGATGAATATGAAGAATACATCACGAATGAAAAAGATTATCATATTTTACAAATGTTAAAACAACGAGAAAGCCATAATAGGATCATGAGCATTCTTGATATAGGCAGAGACAATTTTTATTCTAGAGTAAAAGATATAGTAAATATACTTTATAACTTGCAACAAGAAACCGACAGTTCGGACACATCGTACAGTTCGGACACATCGTACAGTTCGGACACATCGTACAGTTCGG